AAGACTCTGATTAACCACAACCAAAGAAAAGGAAAGACCATGATAGTACTAAGTTTATTTGATGGTATGAGCGCAACACAACAAGCACTCAAAGAACTAGGCGTACCAGTCAGTTTATACTATGCTTCAGAGGTAGATAGTTACGCTATTAAAATCACTCAAAAGAATTTCCCTAACACTATTCAACTTGGTGATGTTTGCAACGTATCTATAGCAGATCATATCGATTTAATAGTTGCTGGTAGTCCATGTCAAGATTTAAGCTTTGCTGGTAAAGGCAAGGGATTAGATGGAGAGCGTAGCGGATTATTCTTTGAAGCTATCCGAATAATTAAAGAAGCTAGAGCTCTAAATCCAAACGTCAAAGTATTAATTGAGAATGTTAAGATGAAGCAGGAACACATGGACACAATGTCAAACGCATTGTCAGAGGCATTGGGAGAGCGTGTCACTCCTCAGTTATTGAATAGCGGTTTAGTCTCTGCCCAGAATAGACAGAGATTGTATTGGTATAACTGGCAGTCAATCGAGGAACCAGAAGATAGAGGATTAGTTCTCAAAGATATCTTAGAGACTACAGTAGATGACAAGTATTTAGCAGGACAAAAGCTTTTAGATAACTATGTAGGTGGTGATCAGTTGAACCCTAGCTATAAGTCTCAGGCTAATACAATACACGATCACAATAAGAAAAGCCCAACAATATGTGCTGGAACTCATGGCTATGCTATTGGCTATGTAGATGGCAATCACTTTAAGTATGGTGATATGGAAGAGATCTTTGATAAGGAATTTAAGTTATCAAGAGATGGCTTGTGTCATATCGGCAATGCTAAATTGTCAGGCAATCAGACTATCAAGAGAGTGTACCATAAGTCAGGCAAAGCACCTACGCTTACTACTATGGGTGGTGGTCATCGTGAGCCGAAGGTGTACACTGGAGATATGAAGTTTAGAAAGCTTACACCATTGGAGTGTACTAGACTTCAGACTTTCCCCGATGGCTATTGTGATGGCGTGTCTAATACTCAAGCCTACAAGATGCTAGGTAATAGCTTCACAGTAGAGATGGTTAAGTGTATACTATCACCGATAGTAGAAGAACTAGAGGACGGAGAGAGCGATATAGATAATGCTTATGGATACCACAACGCAACTGTAGATCCACGCAACATAGAGGAGTAGATCAAATGGAATTACTAGGAACAGTTTCAATAATAATAAGCTCATTATTTTTTGTAGCGTTTGTAATAGTATATCTTCAAGAAAAAAAGGAGTAGTAGAAATGTACGTCTTTAATATACCAACCGAATACAAAGAGTTTAACGAGTTGAACGAGCAGGAGCTTGACGATTATACCAGAGAGCTAATCAATAGGAGACTAGAAACTTTAACAGCGTATCTAAAGTGTAAGGAGTATATCAAATGAAAATGACAGTTAAGAGAGCATCCAAGTTTCTCAGTACAAATGAGGATCACGTTCGACTACTATCTAGTGAAGGTAAGATAGGCAAGATAGTTGATGGCAAGATAGAGTTTCAGTCTATTATAGATCATCAATGGACCAGCGTACTAGCTCAGTTTGATAGACTAATCATGCACGATAACATACGAGATCAGCATGGCTTCTAGTCTACATGACATCATTGTTGAGCTAGTCTGGAAAGCTTCTCACAATAATCCAAACTATGGGATGCGTGAATTAAAACTGATCCATTCGATGCATCCCACAGTGAACCTGGATTTGCTCAAGAGAGTTTATCATCATGCCAAACGTGCGCCCAAGCAAGTAGACTGGGATGTTTTGAAAGCAAGAGTAACGCAATAGGAGAGTATTAATGAAAAAAGATTTACCAATGAGAGAGAAAAAAGTTGACTACTGGAATGGTAAAACAACAGAGATAAATTGGGAAAAAGGAGAGAAGGTTGAGAGGTATGTAGATGGGTACTGTGGTTTTGTTTCACCTATAGAAGATGAAGATAGACAATGGGATTTTTTTAATAATGGAGAGGATATAAAAAGATATATACTGTATAGAGCATATGGTGAAAGAGATGATCTTTTATATATAGGTAAATCTAAAACTATAATGTCAAGAATAACTGCACACCTTGCCAAATCAGACTGGAAATTACGGGTGGTCAAGATATTATTTGAAGATTATAAAGATCAAGAAACCTTAGATGATGCAGAAATAAAAGCCATACAAAAAGAGAAACCTCTATACAATAAAAAGCACAACACAAAAGAAATGCAAGTATATGATATTGTGTGGTAGTAATTAAAAGTAGGAGAAAAGAATATGTTTACCATACTGATTATTTATGTTAGTATTGCAATACCGATGACGATAATATCATTGTTTATGTGAGGTAAAATGTTTACAGAAAAGATAAGTCAAGAGAAAGTAGATCAAGTAAGAACTGCGCTAGAAATAGTAATAGGAAGCAAGACTGATCTATCTAATTTAGAATTGAAAGCAATCATTTATTATGGCAACAAGCTAGTAGAGAAGGAGGAAAGAAATGGAAAGTAAGATGAATGAATTAAAAGAAAAATATATTGATTACACTGTAGACCAAATGGATCTAGATATATTATTGGATTTTGTTAAAGATGAGTTGAACGTCAGGTATCACGCCATGTCTCATTCAGAGTTTATTGATATGGTAAAAGATGTAGACCCAAATTTTTTTATAGAGGAGTTGGCAAATGGCTAATACTACTACAGTAATACAGAGAACTAATCGCTTCACTGGTGAGAAAGAGGTGGTTGAGATCGAGAATAAAGCTGCCTCAGTTGGTGGTGATGTAGGAGGCAGGGTATACAAGCAGTATCCTACCAGATTAATGATGCACAAATATAAAGTGTTAGGTATTCGCAACTTAAAAACAGGAAGGTTTGTAGCGTGACTGAACAAGAGTTAATTACTTGGGGTGAGAATGAAAAGATAGCTTACCTTGAAAAGGAAGTTCATTCTTTGATGCAAGATAATAGAATATTGAATGACATTATCGAGCGTCAGGATGATACAATTTGTGAGCTAACAAAAAAGATTAGGTCACTGGCAGTAGCGCAAAGCTTTGAACTAGTAAGAAAGGTAGCAATGTGATGGGAATTGAAAGCATATATACAGGTCATACCTACTTCCCTGTATATAATAGTGTAGGTCAAATCGTTTGGTGGGAGCCAAAGAATGTTGAGTATCACAAGCATCAACCCACTACTCAGGAATATAAGTTGAGTGAGAAAGCAGACCTGCTGCACCCAACGCATACGCCTGACCCTTCAAAAATTATAGACATAAAGGTGTAATATGGATTTAAATACTGCACTATACATTTTAGCTGCATTACTATGCGTGATATTAATTATATACATTTACATAGATACAAAGGAGGATCGTAAATGAATTGGGATGCGTCAAAACAAGAGTTATTTTACTGGCATAATCAATGCCCGAAAGGATGGACACCTCATTGGTATGAGAGTGATGCAGGACACGTAACAATACACATAATCAGAGATGCTAAACCTGCTGAAAAAACTGATGAAGAAAAATTAAATATAGCAAGAGGTAGGAGTTATTTAAATGACTAAAGACAAAGACTTTAATGAGAAAAAGTATAGAGCGTATCTAAGAGATTATCAACTTTGGACTAGGGATACTGCTATATACAAACAGCAAGTAACTTATCCTTCACTACTGCTTGCATCAGAAGTAGGTGAAGCACTGAATATAATTCAGAAAGCAATGCGAGATGATAATGGAGTAGTCTCAAATGAGAAGCAGGAAGCATTAGCTTATGAACTTGGAGATATTCTATGGGCCTTAGCGAGGTTGGTAGATGATCTTGGTCTAGACTTTTCCAAGATTGCAGAAAGAAATATAGCAAAGCTAGAGGACCGCAAGAAAAGGAACGTCATTAGTGGATCAGGCGATAAGAGATAAGAGGTTTGTCTCAGATATCGTTGACGAGTGGTTGGAGAATTTTGATGAGTATAAAGAAGAGCAAGACATCTTATCAGACCTCCAACCATATCGCCAAAGATTTGAGGACACCAAAGTATCGGACCAGGATAATTAAAAATAAAAAGAAAGAGGTTAAATATGATCCAAGATTTGATAGACGATCTTGGTTTGACTGAAGGTGATACTAGACGTATCAACTGCCCTCACTGTTCTGGATTTAAAACATTCACCATCTCTATAATTGAAGGTGTAGCCGTATGGAATTGTTATAAAGCCAGTTGTCCAAGTAAGGGTGCAGCCAAACAAAATTTATCCAGAGATGCTATAGTAAATAGGATCGTGCCACTGGTAAAAATAAATAGATCAAATGTATATAAAATACCAGATAGTTTTTCCTCTTTCTTTACTGATAAGATGGTGAGATATATGGACAAGAACAATGTGACTAAATCGTGGCGAAATAATGACGTTGAATTATTCCATGATGTATTGCAGGATCGTGCAGTCTTTGCCATCAAAAAGGATGGTATTATAATAGATGCCATTGGTAGAGCATTAAAGCATGGTACGAAGTGGCATAGATACGGAGATACCACAGAGCCTTTCCTAGCTGGTACAGGAGATGATCTGTACTTAGTCGAGGATGCTGCATCAGCTTGTGCGGTATCATCTTATGGTGTAGGTATGGCTTTGCTAGGCACTAACCTAACTGATAGAGCGTTAGAGATAGCCAAGCATTATCCTAGATGTATTGTATGCCTAGACAAAGATGCAAGTAAGAAAGCTTTATCATTGACTATAAGATTAAAACAGTTTACTAAAACTACTATGAGACTGCTTGAATTTGATCCGAAAGAATATCCAGAAGGAGTACTTGCATGAATAACATCGTTCCGATTGGAGCTAAACCAATGTCTGAAGACAACGTATCTAACATCCTGTTAGGATTGTTTTTAAATTATGAGTTCTGGAAAGATCATCACTACATGGTAAGTGATAATTACTTTGAGAAAGAAAGTAAAAAGATCTTTCAAGTTATAAATATGTCGCATGAAAAATACGAAAGAGATTTAGATAGGCAGGAGGTAGAAGCACTACTCTTTGCAAACAATCCTTTGCTCACTGGTTCTCAACGAGCATCCATACTAGACATAACTAGAAGGATGGAATCTAAGGTGCAGCCTGACGTAGCCAAAGACGTACTGCGCTCTGCTTTTAGAGAACACATTGGACAAACTGTAGCTAACATAGGTATTGCTATGATGGATGGCACTGAGAAAGATCTATCCAAAGTACAGGAGTTAGTAGAGAGATACCAAGATGGCTTTCAACCTGATGAGATACTTGTAGAACTATCTAATGAGTATGATGATATATTCTCTGATGATGAAGATCTGCCTTGGAAGTGGAACTTAACTCAACTCAATGTGTTGTGTTCTGGCATAGGACCAGGAACTCTAACTACTGTATTTGCATTAGTTGAAACTGGTAAGTCAGCATTCGTGGTCAGCACTGCATTTGGTCCTGATAGTTTTGTCGATCAGGGTGCAAAGGTAATGATGATATGTAATGAGGAACCAGCTAAACGAACTCAGCAACGTGCAGTTATGTCTTACTCTGGATTAGATGCTAATAAAGCTAGGCAGAATAAAGAGTATGGCAAGAAAATGTGGAATAAAATTAAAGAATATACAATAATAAAAGACGCTAATGACTACCCAACAATGGATGCAGTCGAAGCATTGGTAAGGAAACAGAAGCCAGACATACTTATAATAGATCAACTAGATAAGATGATGGTCAATGGTACTTTTACCAGAGATGATCTAAGACTAAGCGAGGTGTATCGTAAGTCTAGATACATAGCTAAGAAACATAACCTAGCTTTGATTGCAGTATCACAAGCTGATGCCACAGCAGACGGAAGAACGTCACTGAGGTTTACTCAGATGGCTAATAGTAAGATAGGCAAGGCAGCAGAAGCTGATTTAATTATTGGTATAGGTAAAGAACAAACAGATAGTGGAGAGGATAACTTCTTGAGATACTTACACATTAGTAAAAACAAACTAGGAGGAAGACATGGAAGGGCTACAGTTCGTATCGAGCCTGAGATAAGTAGATACGTAGATTAATTTTTTACTTGACAAACATTAAAAAGTATGATAAGTGGTTGGTTTATCAACTCTGGGAAATACTATAATAATATATATAATATAATAATATATATAATATATAATAATATATAAGGATATAATATAATGTTAGAAGCTACTACACTAGCTATAGGTGCAGCGTTAACGTGCCTAGCTCAGAACATTTACTTTGAATCGCGTGACCAATCTACCATAGGTCAGATAGCTGTGGCAGAGGTGACACTAAATCGTGTTGCAGATCCACGTTGGCCTAACGATATCTGTTCAGTGGTGAAACAAGGCCCAACATATAAATGGAAAAAGACTTATCCGATAAAGCATCGCTGTGAATTTAGCTGGTATTGCGATGGTAAATCAGATAAGCCAAAGGATAGAACAGCTTGGTTGAAATCTGTGGATATAGCAAAATTTGTTCATGGAAATTATGGTAATGTCAAAGTCGTAGATGATGCTAAATATTTTCATGCAAAATATGTAGATCCAGGCTGGACAAAGCTTGAGAAAATAGTTACAATCGGTGATCATATATTTTATAGATAGGGGTATACAATGCCAAAGAGAAAGAAGTCTGGAGGACACTACGTATCGAAAGGTCAAAGACGTAATGTCAGCAGACAAACATTAAAAGCTGTAAGAAGAGATCGTAATACCATAGACCGTATGCTTGACAAACAGGCTGCGGAGATGAAGCGATGAAAGAATATGCAATCGTATTAGATCTTGAAGTAGATCTAGGTGGTGATAGAAAAGATCCTTCACCATACAACAAGGATAATAATTTAGTAGCTATTGGTTACACATACAGGAAGATCAATGGCGAACCATTCTGGAACACAGACAACCCTGTAAAGATTTTAAACGTAAACACAAGTAACTTCACAGAGTTTAATTATTTTAAACGAGCATTAAAGAATGCATCGTATGTGATTGCACACAATGCTAAGTTTGATGTAGCTTGGTTACGTGAGACAGGTATTGAGTGTGACACTAAAGTAATAGATACAATGATCAACGAGTATGTCTTGAACAAAGGTATACGAGATAAGCTATCACTAGATGCACTATCAAAAAAGTATAACGTAACTCGTAAAGAAGATTTACTTGGTGATGCATTGAGTAAAGGTTTGAACTACTCAGATATGTCTGAAGAAGATCAGATCTCATATCTATCCCATGATGTAATAGCAACTGCCGAAGTATTTCAAAAGCAGGAAGCTAGATTTAAATTAGATATAAACAAATCCCTGATTCCCATACGAGATCTAATGTGTGAGTTCTGTAGTGTACTGACTGACATAGAACGATCAGGTATGGCTATAGATCTACAGGTGTTGGAGCAAGTTGATATTGAGTATGAGAGAGAACAAGCAGAGTTAAACTCTTATCTCAATAAGAAGGTCAGGGATCTGATGGGTGACTTAGAAGTAAACCTATCCTCACCAGAACAACTCTCACAAGTTATTTATTCTTGCAAGTTAGTTGATAAAAATACTTGGAAGGATGAGATGAACATTGGTGTAGATGCTAGGGGTAAGCAACTCCTTAGACCTAACATAGACATCAAATCATTTCGTAACGTCTTAACAAAATGTTTCAAGAGATCACACAAAGTCAGAGCTATAAAGTGTGCAGCCTGTTATGGTAAAGGAGAATACTACAAGGTAAAGAAAGATGGTAGTAACTTTAAGAAAGCTACCAAGTGTTCACAGTGTATGGGTAAGGGTGTAGTCTATGAGAACTTACCTGATAGAGGTGGATTAAATATCTCACCAAGAGTATCATTAGCTTCAGCAGGAGGATTTAAAACAGACAAGAATACGTTAACCACACTACTTGATGTTGTTACTGATCTAGAAGCTAAGAATTTTTTAAAGTCAATTATAAGATTGTCAGCAATTGAAACATATAGGTCTGCCTTTATTGAAGGTATACGGAAAGGTATTAAATCAGATGCTTTACTTCATGCTAATTTTAATCAGTGCATTACTGCCACTGGTCGTTTAAGTTCTAGTAGTCCTAACCTGCAAAACATGCCTAAAGGTAGGCTGTTCCCTGTAAGAAAAGCATTCGTTAGTAGATTTGAAGGAGGTTCACTTGTCGAAATTGATTACTCTCAACTTGAATTTAGGGTTGCAGGAATACTCGCAACTGATGAAACAGTTAAACGAGAAGTCGAGTCTGGCTTTGACGTTCACGCCTACACTGCCAAAGTCCTTACAGAAAATGGAGAGCCTACTGAAAGAGGACCAGCAAAAGCTTCCACCTTCCGTCCTCTGTATGGGGGAACCCAAGGTACACCTGCTCAAAGAACCTATTTCAAAGAGTTCTTCAGCAAGTATCGAGGTATATTTAAGTGGCATGAGCGACTACAAAACGAAGCCATCCAGCACAAAGTAGTTACTACTGCGACAGGTAGACAGTTTAGTTTTCCTGATTGTGAGAGAAACTTCTCTGGTCAGGCTACGTTTAAAACTCAGATAGTAAACTATCCAGTGCAGTCAGTAGCTACAGCAGAGATAGTGCCACTAGGCGTAATATCATTATTCAACAAATTAAAGGAGATGAATCTCAGAAGTGTAGTGATTAACACAGTACATGATAGTGTATTGATAGACACTCATCCTGATGAGTTAGAGATAGTCAAGTCAGTTGCACCAGGTTGTTTGGTTGATGCACAAACTGAAGCTAAGAAAAGGTTTGGTTTGTCAGACTATATACCTCTTGAGGTTGAAATGTCTCAAGGAAAAAACTGGATGGAACAAGAAGATTGTGCTTGACAAACAAGTGATTTTGTGATATAAGGGATTCTTTTTTGAAAGGTAAAAAATATGAATGATTTAGCAACGATAGACGTAACAAATGTAGATCAGTTGGCTGCATTATATTCTACGATGGATGAAGGTCCAACACTAGCAAGAGCTAGGATAAACAAAGATAGTTCAGTAGAAGTTAATGAAGAACTGGTGGATGTACCATCACCTTCTATTGCTTTATCTCATCCAGAATATGGAGAAGTGTTTGGTAAGAATACATACTTCAGAGTATTCCTAGATACTATGCAGACTTCAGTGTTTGATCCAGACCAAGAGAAGTTTACAAACATATCTCAGCACTTCAAGAAGTTCTCTGAGACTGCACTCGATTGGTATGGTGGTGATAAGTGTGGCTGGATACCATCTAAAGAGAAGGAGAAGCTACGAGGTATAGATCCTGTAGCATATGCTAATGCAACTAAAGTTAAACTGTATCGTCACATATTTGGTTTGATTAAGATGGATGATCCAGTGATTGCAGGATCTAAGGATAAGGTAAAAATAGAAGACGTACCTTTTCGCATGAAATTAGGACCATCAAACTTTATGGAAGTTAGTAAAGTCATGGGTGGTATGATAAAACAACAGTATATGCCACTGAATTTTGATATGAAAGTCTCATTCAAGTTAGAGAAACGAGGCTCTAACAAATGGTTTGTATTGAAGTATCAGCCTATGCTAACCAAGATGCATCCTCTAACTGATGAATCAAGAGAGTACATAACTAGCTTTGTTGATCTAGTCAAGAAAGAGAATGAGCAAGTCGCTACTAAGATGAGAGAAAACTCATCAAGTGTTATTGAAGATGACTTTAGTGACATCATAGATGGTGACTAATATTGCTGAGAGGCTTGAAGATTTCCTAGCAAATGATCCAAAGATACCTGATGATATTATATTCAGGGCTAGTCAAATGTTTAATAATAAGTTGGGGAAATTCAACTTCAAGAGAAAAGGGGGAGCTAAACTTCCCTCTATGTCTCAGGTAGGTAAACCCTTTTGTCAATTACATGCTGAGAAATTAGGGTGGGAAAAAGTAGCAGAAGTAAATTCTTTTAAAATTAAAATGTTATACGGAGATATGACTGAGGTAATAGCAGTTGCACTGTTACTTGCAGCAGGAATAGAAATCGTAGATTTAAATAAAAGAGTTACTCTTGAGACTGAGCATGGAATAATAAATGGAGAGTTAGATTTAATAATAAAAGATGGTAATTCCTATTCTCTATGGGATATAAAGAGTGCATCTAAGTTTGCTTTTGAAAAGAAGTTTGAGTCTTATCAAGCATTAAAAGACAATGATGACTTTGGTTATTTAGAACAGTTGTATGGATACACTAAAGCAGAAAGAGAAGAAACTCCAGATATCAAAGCTGGTGGTTGGATTGCTATAAGTAAAGAAACAGGTGAGATGAAGGTAGTACCTGCTGACCCTGACGATGAAGAAAGTTATACAAGTAAAATCAGTGATACAATAAGTAAGTATGTTGAAGCTGATGAAACAAATTTTAAAAGATGCTTTGAAGACGAACCCGAAACTTTTTATAGAAAGACAACAGGAAATAGAAAGTTACACAAGACCTGTAGTTATTGTAACTTTAGATATTCTTGTTGGCCTGATTTAGTTTATGCGAAAAACCCAAGGTCCAAATCGGCAACGGCGTACAACTACTACACGGTCTTCAAGGATTAAAGTTTCCTCTGCGAAAGCAAAGGGAAGAAGACTTCAACAGTGGGTACGTGACTATCTGCATTCTAATCTAAAAGGTATAGAGAAGGATGATGTCACCTCTACTCCTGGTGGAGTTAATGGACCTGATATAGGATTAAGTCCACTAGCAAGGAAGCTATTTCCTTGGACAGTTGAATGTAAATCTAGATCTTCTTTCTCTGTATACGAGGCATTGGAACAGGCTGAAAGAAACTTAATTAAGAATACTAAACCTATTGCCATATTAAAGGGTGATAGAAAACAACCTTTGGCATTAGTTTATGCTGAAGATTTATTGGAGATACTAACGTGTTCGATGACAAAAAAGAAAAAGTAATACATCAAGTTACAGTACCAGATAATACATTTGCTATCTTCTGTAACTATGATGAAGAAAGTAGAACTATTAGTTTATACGTAGGAGACTTTACATCTGATGAGTTAGCAGACAGTCCTGCCCATGAGATGTTGTTAGAAATTGGTGATAGTATTACTATGATGTTGGAAGCAACTATACAGAATGCAGTTGCTCAATCTACTGGTAACGGTAAGGTAGAATTAAAGCCAATAGAAAAAGTAAAAAATGTAGATGGCAATATAATTTACGCAAACTTTTCAAAGAGGTTACACTAATGACAGAGTATCTAGCTACTGATATGGTAAATCACCCACCTCATTATAATCAAGGTGACATAGAATGCATTGATGCAATAGAAGCAGCAACAGGATCAAACTTTAAATTTTATCTACAAGGTAATGTAATGAAATATCTTTGGAGGTTTAATTATAAAGATGAATCAATAAAGGATTTAAAAAAAGCACAATGGTATCTTGAAAGATTAGTAAAAGAAGTTACTCTTGAAGAATATGAAAAGTATGGAGATACTTCCAAGTGATCGTATTTGTTAGAATAACTGCTGACATACACAAAGAAGCTTCATGGCTACCTGCTGATGGAGTAACAGGATTAGAGTCTGAATTAAAAGACTTAATCTCTAATTCAATCAAAGACTGTTTAGACGGTATAGATATTACTAAAATAAAGGTTATAATCGATGACATTTAAATCCAATATGAACCCAATGTTTCGTTCAAAATTTTCAGAAGATATATTTAATTTAAAGTATGCTCATACAGGCTGTGATACATGGGAGCAGTTGGCTAAAGTATTAGTTGAAGATGTATGTGGTAATCTACGTCCTGATGAAGAACCTTTAATGAAGAAGGAAGAACGTAAAGAACTACAGAGATATATTAAAGATCTAAAGTTTGTTCCAGGTGGTAGGTATCTTTACTATGCAGGTAGGGAAAGAAGATTTTATAACAACTGTTTTTTATTAAAGGCAGAAGAGGACACAAGAGAAGATTGGGCTAATCTTAGCTGGAAATCAGAATCCTGTTTAATGACAGGAGGAGGTATAGGAGTAGACTATTCTGTATATAGAGAGTCAGGTAGAAAGCTAGGTGGATCAGGTGGTCTATCCTCTGGACCGATTCCAAAGATGCAAATGGTTAATAGTATAGGTGCTAATGTAATGCAAGGTGGATCACGCAGATCTGCCATGTATGCTTCGTTACATTGGAAGCACAATGATATTCCCAGTTTCCTTACAGCGAAGGATTGGGACACAATGCCTGTAGGTGATACTGGATACACTCTTAAACAGATCAAGGAGCAAGACTTTAACTTTCGCGCACCTCTAGATATGACTAACATCAGCGTAAACTACGACACCGAATGGTTATTAAATTACTGGAAGACAGGAGATGTTGGTGAGGTATTTAAGAGTAATGTAAAGCAAGCACTTCGATCAGCAGAGCCTGGTTTCAGTTTCAACTTTATGGAGAATGAAGATGAGACACTACGAAATGCTTGCACTGAAGTATGCAGTGCTGACGATAGTGATGTTTGCAATCTGGGGAGTATCAATCTTGGGCGTATTGATTCTATAACTGAACTTGCAAGGATAGTAGAATTAGGAACTAAGTTTTTAAT